GTATTGCTGAGATGGCATATGTATCACCACAAACATTAAGGATAGCAAATCCTAATAAAGATTTTCCACATAGAGAGGAATATTTTATTTGTAAGAATTGGGAAGAATGGAATAAACACGATGTAGTTAAATATCCTGGATTTTCTGTTAAAGATAGAAGTGATGCTTCACAAATTCTTTATGTTAAAGAATATAGACCAGGTAGATACTTTTATGGAGAACCTGAATATATGTCTTGTGCAAGATGGATTGAACTTGAATATGAAATCTCTAATTTTCACTTAAAAAATCTACAAAATGGCTTTCATCCATCTATGATGATTAATTATATCAATGAAGTACCAACTGATGAAGAAATGGATAATATTATTAGAAGAACTAATTCTCAATATAAAGGTGCAGAAGGTGGTGGTAAAGTAATATTTACCTTTTCTAAGGATAAAGATACAGCACCAATTATAACTCCAATTGAATTAAATAACTCAGATGAAAGATTTGTTCAATTAAATGAGGAAATCACACAAGGTATATTTGCAGGTCATAGAGTAACTAATCCAGCATTATTTGGTATTAAAGATGAAGGTGGAGTTCAATTTGGTCAATCAGACTTACTTAATTCACTTGAAATGTTTAACTCATTGTATGTTAAACCTAAGCAGGCAGTAATTGAAAAGGAAATTAATAGATTGGCAAGAATAAATGGTATAAATGATAATTTACAATTAACAGAATATAGAATTCAATTCAGTAAAATGGATCTTGCTATCTCAGATTTACTTGCAATATTACAATCACCATTATCTGGTAAGCAAAAATTTGAAATATTAGTTAGTTCTGGTTATGATGAAGAAGATGCAACAAGTTTAGTTGGTGATATTAATGCAGTAGCAACTCCAACTGCACCAAAAAATAACCCACCTGCATAATGGCATTCGCGAAATTAATAGACACAACATATTTACTTAAAAGAAGTATGGTAGAAGAAAATGTTGATGCTAAATTACTTAATACTTTTATAATAACAGCACAAGATAGATTCATTCAATCTATTTTAGGTGAAAATCTTTATCAAAAAATAATGAATGATGTTGCCACAACTGGAACATCAACTGGTCAATATTTAGTTCTACTAAAGAATTATATTCAACCAGCATTAATGTGGGCTTCTATCTATGAGGCTCTTCCATTTCTTACATTTAAGATTACAAATCAAACGGTTATGCAAAAAACATCAGATCACTCAACAGCAGCAACTGATGGTAATGTTAATTGGTTAAGAAATATAGTAAAGAATAATGCTGATTTTTATAATCAAAGAATTAGGGAATTTATTATTAATGATCCTTCTTCTTTTCCAGAATATTGGACAACGGTGGGTATTGAAAGAATTACTCCAAGAAGATCAACATATTTTAGTGGAATGTATTTACCAAGACACACTAAGAAAATAAGAAAGAAACCTGGATATTCAGATCCTGATTGTTGTGGTGATAATGATCCATCGGGGACACCAGTAAATTAAAAATAAATTATACTATGAAGAAGAAATATAATGATGCAGAACTTCCCATCTATGAAATAGTCATTGACGATGATGATAATTCTGGTATTAGATTTGTTTCTATAGTTGGAGAACCAGCAATTGAAACAATGGGTATGGCATTTAAAAAAGATCATACACCACAATTATTAGAGTTATCAGCAAAACAAGATAAACAAATTATAGTTGGGCCAGCAATGATTCCTAATAAAAAGATACTTAGAAAGGACGATGATGGTAATAAGTATATGGTAGTATTTACTAAAGATACAATTGCTCAAATGGTTCAAAAGTTTAATTCAGTTGGAACTAATAGAAGAATTAATATTGATCACACTAAACAAATGGTTGATGCATATATTATGGAAAATTGGATTGTAGAAGATCCTTATTATGATAAAAGTAGAATGTATGGATTTGATGTTCCAGTTGGAACTTGGATGATATCAGTTAAGGTAGAAGACCCAGAATTTTGGAAAGATGAAGTAAAAGCCAATGGTAAGTATGGATTTTCAATTGAGGGTATGATGTCACAAAAACCAATGAATATGAATAATATTAATGATTATATCGATGGTTTAACTGAATCTGAAATTCTTAATCTATTTGAATCTATTAAAATGGAATTTGATGAAGACAAAATGATTAAATTCTTCACTGAAAAAGGAAGATCTAAAAAGGGTTTAAAGTTTGCTAAAGATCAATTACCCGGAACTATTAGGGTCTATCAATACACATTAAAGGAAGGTGAGACTGACTTAGTTATTGATACCACAAGGGAATTTTGTAAGCATATGGTAACAATAGATAAATATTGGACTGCTGATGATATTGATGAGTTATCAACTCAATTAGGATATTCATTTTGGGATTACGCAGGTAGTTATAATTGCAGGCATAAAATGGAGGTTGCTTTCATAACTGAAGGTAGTGGTAGTATGGCTACGGATGCTGATATAACAACGGGTGTAGGGTATCAAGATGATGCAGGTTTAAGTAAGTAATTAAAAATAAATTATAATTCTATATGGGTAAATATATCTTACTATAGAACTAAAAAATAAAGTATAAAATGGACAAAAATGAAGCAATCAATAACATAAAAGACACTCTTAAGAAGATGATGGCTTTTACGAAGGCTCTTAAATTTGACGATCTTAAAGTTCAAGATGGTTCAACTTTAAGTGTTGAGAAGGGTGCTGATGTTGAAGTTGGAACTGCTATTTTTAAGCAAGATGATCAGGGTAACACGGTTCCGTGTGAAGATGGTGATTATGTATTAGAAGATGGTAGAACAATTACCGTTGCAAGTGGTAAGATTTCAGCAATAGCAGAGGCTCCAGAAGATGGAGATGATTCTGAGGAATCACCGGTTGCAGATGCAAATACACAAGAAGCGATGGATGCTACGGCTCCAGTTGCTACTGATCCAGATGCGGCAGATGATGCTGACTTAGGAACAAGAGTAGGTGCATTGGAACAACAAATTGCTCAAATATTGGAGATATTACAAGGTATGTCTAATATGCAAGAGCAAGCAATGTCTAAAATAAATGAATTTGCGGCAAGCCCAGCAGAACCATCTATTAAAGAGAAAAAGAAACCAGCAGATGCTTATCAAAAAGCAAGATTGGTATATAATGCTAATAAAAATGAAATTGACGAATTAAGGAAGTTAGTGAAAAAATCTAACGGAAATGGTTACAATTCATTTAGTGTAGCACAATAAAAAATAAGTAAAATAAAATGGCATCAACACTTGATTTATCAGGTCTAAGTAAATACACAGACCAATTATCACAAGCCTTAATTTCTGAAGCAGTTCTTGCTGGTACCACATTTAAGTATATATCACTTATGCCTAATGTACCATATGCAACTGCAATTAACCTTACTACATCTACACTTACTGCACAAGCAGGTGGTTGTGGTTTAAGTTCTCCAACAGGTTCAGTAGTTTTATCACAAAGATCATTACAAGTATGTCCTTTAAAAGTAGAGGAAAATATTTGTGAAGATGATATTAAACAATACTGGTTAGGAAAATTATTGCAAGAAGGTTCTTATGTAGAAGAACTATCTCCAAAAATGTTTGCACAAGTATATTCTGCTGATAAAGTAGCAAAACTTGGAGCATTAATCGAAGACTATTACTGGTCAGGCGATACATCAAACCACTATTCTAATGGTAGAACATTATGTAATGGTTTATTAAACGTGCTTGAATACACTTCAGCATCACAATCAATCATCTCTGGTAACGGAACTTATTCTGGAGCATTAACGGTAGCAAATGCAATTAACGTTGTAGATGGTATGTTAAACGCTTTAACTGCAGATGCTAATGGTTCTCAAATTTTGACAAGCGGTGACTTAACATTATTTATGTCTTACTCTAACTTTAACATTTTAGTAAGAGCATTAAGAAATGTTAATTATTTCCACTCTGAATTAGGACAAGAAAGCGTAGGTGATGGAAGATGGGAATTTATGTACCCAGGTCAGCCTTTAAGAGTTGTAGCAACAAGAGGATTAAATGGATTAAATAAAATGGTATTAACTTCTGCAAAGAATTTGTATTATGGTTTTGATTCAGAAACTGACTTTTCTAAATTTAGAATTTGGTATGAAGAACTTTATGATGATGTAAGATTCAGAGCGAAGTTCAAATTGGGTGCTCAAGTAGCATACCCTCAGTATGTTGTTCTATACGCATAAAACTAAAAATGGGGATGTAACAGTCCCCGTTTTAATAAAAAAAATACATTACAATGAGTTGTTTATTAACATCAGGTTATCAGTTAGGTTGTAGAGCGCAAGCAGGTGTAACAAGTGTATATATTGGTTCTTGGACTAATATGACATATTCATACCAAGTAGATGGTTTCACAATTGGAACATTCAGTGGTACTACTGCATCATTCTATACTTTTCAACAAACTATCGAGACTGCTAACTTCACTTCAGCAGCAGAGATTAATAACGAAAACAACGCTATTCAATATGCACAATCATTAGAGATCACTCTAACTAACCTAACAGCATCAATGATTAACCAAATCAAGGTTTTAGGTCAAGGAACTTGGAGAATAATGATTCTTGATAAGCAAGGTAATTACTGGTTAATGGGCGGAACAGGTCCAGTTCAGGTAAGTGCGGTTGCATCAGGTTTAGGTAAAGCAGGTACAGACTTAAATGGTGGTACTTTAACTTTCACATCTAAAGAAATTCAGCCATTAATAGCGGTTTCACCTACAGCAGCATTATCGCTGATCGTTTAAAAATCTAAAAAGAAATTCTCTTCCCATCCTCCTAAAAAAGGATGGGTTTTTTATTTAATATATACTTGTATGATGAAAACAAAAAGGAAACTAATTGTCAAAGTTCATAAAGATATTGAAACAATTCCAATATTTATAAGAACAACCTCTGAACAACATAGAATAATATGGTCATATATGCAAGATATTATCAGCAACCTATCCAGATTATTAGTAGATAGAATTGTTCCCGAACGTGTAGTTAGAAACATTGTAAATAATCTAAACTATTTAGTATTTAATTGTGGAGAAATATCCAAAGATAATGGATTTGAAATTATGATAGCCACTTGGATACAAAATCATATTAATGAATATGAATCTATTGCATTAGAAGAAGAAGAATATGAAGTATTAGAGAATCTAAAAAAGTTAAATGATATACTATCAGAATTATAAATATGACTTATTCCAATAGAAATGAAGCAATTAATTATGTTATAACATCACCACTAATCGAAAGTGCTATAGTTAATATTTGCCCCATTAAATATAGAGAAGACTTCAGATCCCATTTCTATTTACAAATATTAGAAATTAAAAATAACAAATTAGAAAAAGCATTTAATGATGGGTATATTGATTGGCTTTGTATTAGAATAATGAGTAATCAATTAAATTCAAATACATCAACATTCTGGAAATTATATAGAAATAATGGCTCATACTCAGATTTCACAGATAGTATAGAAGACTTATATAGTGAAGGCGTTATGCAACATAAATCAGGTAATGAGGAATATGATGAGGAATATGATAGTATAGTGGAGGATAGAATTAAATTAATTAAAGATTTATTAACAGATAGACATTGGTATCATACAGAACTATTTAAATTACATTTAGATGGTTTATCTTATAAGGAAATTGAAAAAAAAACAAAGATAAATTACCAAAATATAAGATTATCTATACTACAAACAAAAGAATTCATAAAAAATAAATTAAATACTAATGGAAATAATAATACAAATAATTAAAGTCCTTTTACTTGCTAATGTTATCGTTAATTTTTCACCTATTAATTGGTTAGTTGAATTAATTCCTAATTCACTTCCTAAATATATACTTGTATTATTAACATCTTGTCTTAAATGTTGTTCATTTTGGTTGGGTTTAGTTATAACACACGATATATGGATATCTTCATTAATATATTTAATAGCAAGTATAATAACAAAATTAAAACAGAAATATGAAACCAAAGAATTACTCTAATAAAGAAATAGAACAAAACCTATATCCTATGGCTGACGCTGAAGTAATGATTAAGTTGTGGAAAAAGATTATTACAATGGATGATGTGTCAGAAATCTATAGATTATATAAAAAATATGTTAATCCACAGGCAGTCCCACCAGTTAATAATTGCAATTGCTCCCTTTCTCCAAGTCGATATTATGAGGAACTGAGGGATTGGTATGGACAGAACAATCAATTATTTAAATAATCTAATGTTAATACAAGATTATAAAAAAGTCTATTCAATTAGATATGATATGGATATAGAAAGATTTCTTGTAATAAGAAAAATCATTAATGATAATGGAGTTAATGAAGCATTAGAACATAGATTAGTATCTGTTAATGATTATATTAAATATAAATATATATTATCAGATATTGAAATGCAAAGAGAAATAAAATTAAATGATCTATTAGATGAATAAAACTTATCTTGATATTAGAAATGAATTCTTTATCGATTTAACGCTTCTTAAATCAACTATTAATATAAAAGAATACTTGAGTCCTAAATACTTTAGATCATCGTTTATAAGTGAAATAAATACATATTTAGAAACATCAGAAGGATGTAATTGCAAACCAGTTTATTTAACTAAAGAACAATTTCAAATGCAAATGTTAGATATAATCCTTCAATATAAACATAGAGATGATATTAAAGAAGCAATTGAAATGATATTTAATTGGGAATTTGGAAGTAAATTACTCCAATAATATATTTTCTATTTGTTTGTTTCTAATTTGATCTTTAAGAAAAGTATCCTTTAATTTCTTAATAAATAACTTTTCATCACTTGATTGATAACCATCAACATCTATATGCTTTTTACCTAATACACAATTAGGACATTCAGATTCTGATGGTAGGTTTGTACCTGCTGCTATTCTTTGTATAGCAAACTCTCTCCTCCAATATTCTTGATGTGGTAATTCTATATAATTTCTATAAAATAGAGGATCTATGTCTATAGTTAGATATAAGATTTCTCTATCAAATGATGTACTACTATCCATCTCTATATCTATTTTAGAAATTATAATTCTATACTTGTTATAAGAACAATAATAATTTCTATCTTTTGCAATTTCCATACATAATTTATGTATTTCCTTAAAATGAGATGGTTGATCCATATAATCCAAACGTTTTTTAATACTTGGATCTATTACTTTAATTAGAAAATAATATTTTGCTATTACAAATAACGCAGCAATATAATTCATATCATTGAAATATCCAGGTGAATTATTATAAAATACATTATTTATAGGAAAAAATAACATTAAAGAGAAAAATAACATTGTTGTAATGAATTCAATAGAAATATTTCTTAATTGTTTATTTGTTTTTAATCCCATATTATTCCAAATGTATCTTTTTTTACCAATTTCTTTTCACTATTATGAAATTTTACCGCCATCTTTCTTAATCCATCGGCTGCTTGTTGTATAGCAATACATCTACTTTCTAAACTTTCAACCATTTTCATAATCTCAATTGGATTTGTAGATAAATAATATCCCTTCGATGAAGACATTATAGGAAGCAACCCATTAAGTCGAATATAATTCGTTATCTTTCTTAATTTTTGCTCTGTTAATGGTTTAGAACAAAGTAATTTACCATCTCTAATCTTTCTATTAAAGAAAGAAACTATTTCAGCACCCTTAATTGGGTGTAAATCATCTGTTCTAAGACTAATTAATTGTATTAAACGATCAATTAGTTCTTGATCTTCTTGTGTTAATGGCTTACTTTGACTCATCTTCTAATTGCTTCATATTTTATTTATTTGTAATTTTTATTGCTATATTTTGAATAATTGGTGGCCTATTACCTATATGAATGATTATGGTATATTCATCTTCTTGTCTAAGTTTTCTAATACAATTAAATACAATTAAACAATCATTTGTATAAATTTCTCTAATTGAATCTTCGGTTGTTAATCCATCTGCGTCATCTGAAAGAAAAATAACATCCTTATCTTTATCTCTTATATTGGAAATTAATTCCATAATAGATTCCATTGCTTTTTTTGGTAATTGTATTTCCGGTCTTTTATCTTTCATACTAATCCTTTTTTAATTTTCCTGAATTCAAATATTCTATATATTCTTTGGCTATATAAGTACACATTACTTCTAATGGTAAGCCATCCATAAAATATGGATCAAATTGAATCATCTCATAATTAGGTACTTTAACAATGGCACCAAACCAATCATCACATACACCAAACTCAATTTCCATATCATATGTATCTATACATTTATAGATATCACTAAATACATTTTTAAGTTCTGGAAATTTTTCAAACTTTAATCTATCTAAATTACCAATTTGTGTATTTGGATTTAATCTTAATTCATCTTTAGTCATAATGTTTAGTTTTAAATGTTTTTTTACCTACTTTTATTGAAAAAGATATATTTTCAGTTGCATTTTTCTTATTAAATTCATTAACTAAATTTTTTATCTGTTTCATAATTTGTTTTTCTTTGTTATTTTTCATATCTATCGTTTTTCTTAATACAAATATACGTACTTTTATCCAATGTACCAAATTTATTTAATATATATTAAAAATAATTATCATTAAATGGCGGATGAAACACATATAGATCTTGTAATTGATACTCAATATCATCTTACTCAAGCATTAATACACAAAGATATACCTAAAATTATTAAATACCTAAAAGAAATTAATAATATATCAAATTCAATAACCAATCCTAATGAAGAAAAGAACTAAAAAACAATACCAAATCTATTATATCGAAGTAAATAATATTATCAGATATATCGGTATGACAGATAATATCCGTAGAAGATCTAATCAACATAATAATTTACTTAAAAAGGGACATTCTAAGACACTTTATAATAAAATAAGAGAAATGTATCCCGATGGATATAAAATCGTTCTAAAACCATATACAGCGTTTTTATACACAGATAAAGTAGTGGCTAAAAGAAAAGAAATGCAATTAATACTTTCTTATTACTTTATAGATTACCCAAATGAATTACAATTGTATCAAACAATACCAAATATATCCAGTAGATAATGAGAGAAATAGATAGAATACCAGAATATAAAGAATGTTCTGTATGTAAAGTAGTTAAACATTGGACTGAATTCTATAAATCATTTAGATATAATAAAAAAAGAGATACATCATATGCTTACATATCATATGATTGTAGAATATGTAAAAATCAATCTGCTACACTTAGACATAGAATGATAGCAACAGGTTTATTGAGTCATCTATTCAATGAATTAAATAATACAACAATACATACTAAATTTGGTGATGTAACTATTAATGATGCTATAACAATTACTGATTTAAGAAAGTTAATTGTATCTGGATATGGTATCCTATTTAAGGATTTAAATAAATCTTGTAAAATAATCTATAAAGATCTATAATTCAATTCCATTCTTCTTACAATAACTTTCCTTCTTAATTGTTTTAGTCTTCTTAGTTATAGTTTCTAAATAACTATCTACAACATCATTGTGTATCATAATGTCTTTCTTAAAATTATACCAATAATTATTAAATCTATAAAGATTTTTAGACTTAGGATGTCTATGTTTATCCTCTAATAAAAACCATTGATTATACTTTTTGCTCCACTTTTCCATTCATTTTCTTTTTTAAATGTTTTTTATAACTATTTAATAAACAATTATATTTACTAAAAGAACCCATTTTACCTAAATCTTTAATAATAAATTCATTAGAATAACTTAAAAATTGATTATCTGATTTAACATTCCAGAATAGTTTAAATGATTTAATTCCTTCTTTAAATAATTGTTTATCAAAATCTGTAATGTCTCCTTTAATATTATCTTCTTTAATTGAAGTAATTAAATCATTAAATGATTCCTCAAAGGTTAAAGGATTAGGTATGGATTGTTTAAGTTCTTCTTTAGGTATTAAAGGTTCCTCGTGTATAATAGTATTATTAGTATATATTATATCATGATCTTGATCGAATTGCATTTTATTAGGAATAGTTAATCTATATTGATTAGATTTCCTTTTAAACTTACCATTAATAGATGTATTATTTCCTTTACTAACCTCAATTATACCTTCATCTTTTAATAGTTTAATATACTTAGTAGTTAAATCTTTACTTTTAAAAAATTGTTTAGTTAAATAGTTAATTGAATATTCTCTAAATTCTTGATTTAAACTATTTAGAAATCTTAATGTTGTTTCTTGATATTTTGTACTCTTGATTAATTTTTTTATTCTTTGTTCCATATTTTCGTACTTTAAAGGTACCTATTTAAATCTATTAATACATTTAAGTACGCAAGAGTTTAAGGTAATCTATGTGAATTTCTTTTCGGTTAAGGGTTGTTTAGGTTATTTAAAAAGGCTAACTAATTAATTTATGGTACGAAATGAAAAAGTTGAGTCGAAAGTGAAAATAAATATTTAAATCCTTGATTTTATTGATTTTAAGATGGGTACGAAATAGATGGGTACGAAATAGATGGGTACGAAATAGATG